CGCGCGAACTTCGAGGTGCGGATGCTGATCGCGCGCTTGACGGTACCCGGTCGGTGGTTGATCTTCCGCGTCTGCCGTACCGGCGCTGCCAGACGGGCATCGTCGCGTACCAGACGCGCCGACACGCGCAGGGCTTTCAGCAGTCCCTTGCGCCTGAGCTTGTCGGGCACGCGCGCAAGGACGCGTTTCAGTTCCTCGACGCCCTGCAGTTGGACGGTGATGTCACTGCTCATGGTCAGAGTCCGTTTCTCACGCCGTTGATGGCGAGAATTTCCAGCGTGTGACGACCGGCGCCGACGTCAGTCAGCATCACGATGTCGTAGGGCTCGTCGTGCCACAGGACTCGCTGCTCGCGCACCACATCTGCCCGCCACCTGATCCGAAACCGCACGTCGGCGGCGTACCGGGTTTGCTGGGCAGCGAAGAACTCGCGGCCCTTGAGCGGCCAGGCCTCGGCCCAGAGCGCATGATCGGTGGTGTCGGTGACGACGTCGGTCCAGCTGACGACCTCTTCACCGATGGCGTTGCGGGTAACGCTCTTGGCCTGCAGCCGGATGCGCTGCCTGGCCTGGCCGGGATTGAAGGTCGCGGTCATACCAGCACCACCCGGTACGGGTCGAGCAGGCCGTCGATGAACGACAAGGGTTCGATCTTGCCGCTCGCCAGCAGGGCGACTTCTTCGCGGTGCGCATAGAGACTGCCCACGCGCAGCTTGATCCAGCTCTTGATCCCCGCGGGGACGCTGGCGGCATCGCCGTAGCCCGCAGCGAAGACAAGCTGTACAGCACCGATCTGCGGCAAGGAAACGGGCCAGGCACTGCCGAACACCGGCGTCACGCGCGCCGGCTCGCAAGCCGTATCGGCGGTGTAGTCCGCTCGCGGCATGGTTTGTGTGGTGCCGGCCATGTCCAGGTATCGGATGGCGAACACCGACTGGACCGGGCATTTCGGCAGCAGGATCGCGTGCGCCGGCAGCGAGAACGGCAGTCCCGCGGGAACGCCCATCAGGCTTGGACCGGGAAAGCCGTCGAGCACCAGTTTCCAGCGTGCGGTGACGAACTGACGGCCGGTGAGCGTCTCCGCGGCTTGCCGTGCCGCCGAGATCAGCGAACCAATCAGCGCATCGTCCTCGGCAGACTCCACCCGCAGGTGGTGCTTGGCTTCGGCGAGCGACACCGGTTCCTCTGCGGCCGGGGTGATGAGTTGCAGCGGCATGGGATCAGATCGCCTGGACCACCGCGGCCTGGTTGAAGACCTCCGCCGTGGCGTAGCGCGGATGCACCCCGATGAGCTTGCCGGCGACGATGCTGGCGGCGACGTCGACGGTCAGCGACAGACGCAGGAAGGCGAAGCCGTTGTTGCTGTCGAGGTTCTCGGGCCTCAGGTTGATCAGCGCCTGCTTGTTGTCGCCGCTGGCCTTGACGATCTGGCGGATTGCTTTGCCGCTGACGTCCTTGGCACCGGTACCGGTGGCGTCCCGCGCCTGCTGGATCTTGGCGTCCAGCGTCGCCGCAGCGCCGAGGACGCCGGTTTCGACCAGCGCCAGAAACGCATGGAAATTGGCGACCGACACCCAGGCGGTGGTGACGGTACCGGCGGCCTGGCTGGCCGGGTCGATGGTGGCGAGAAGCGACAGCGTTTCGCTGCCCTTGAGGTTGGGGTACATGGACGTCTCCTGTGGAAAAATGGTTCGTGCCTCGCTCAGCGCGCGGCGAGCTGGATGTAGGGTGAGAGGGCGTGGGCTCCCTTGGCCGGGGCGATCGGGTTCTGGATCTTGGATTGGCCGTCCATGCGGAACGTGGTGCGAAAGGCGGTCAGGTCGGCGTCGAAGTAGAGATGCATCGACGTTGCGGTCTGCATGCCGCCGGCCTTGGTGATGGTCTGGTAGTAGGAGAGATCGACCAGCAGCACGTCGCCCTGCGACGAGAAGGTGTTGGCGTGCTGTGAGACGAACACCGGACGGCCCAGCAGCGTGCCGTAGGGCGAGAGCTGGATGCCGCCGACCGACTGGCCGACCGGCAGGTAGATCGGGTAGTTGCCGAGCGTCAGGGTGAACAGTGCCGGCAGGACGTCGTTATTGACGATCCACACGGCGTTCGTGAAAGAGCCCGGCGGCAGGCGGGCGATCATCTTGGCGAGGTTCTGCGTCAGCAGGGTTTGCGTCGCCTGGCCGGATTCCTTGGCCACCGTGACGATGGC